TAGATCAAGGTCTAGGAAGACTTAAGGTTAGTTCTAACCGTTACTACAGACGTGTTAAGGTTCAAAACCTCATGTAAGCGAGACGCTTATATATTTTTCAAAGAGGACTCGAAAGAGTCCTCTTTTTTTGTCTAAATAAAATATAGCGTTTAAAATTAATCATGTCTAAAGGAAAAGCATCTATTTCCGCATCTGGTGCATCTATGTCAAAATATGATGTAGAAGTAGAGGGAAGACTAAAAGCATTAGAGGCACAAACACATAAAGCTCCTACAGGTGCTACTCAAAAAAAGGTTGAAGATAGACTTGCAGCATTGGAAAAAGCAGTTGCAGATATTGCAGCAAAATGTGATTCAAGAGCATCAAGTGGTTCATCAGGTGGCGATGAGCTTGCTAAGTTAACTGCAGTTGTAAAGGCAGCATGTCCTATAGCAGCCGAAAAATACGGCATATAATAAATATCTCAATAGGTAAATTAAAAATGAAACCAACTCCTAAACAGTATAAAGAAGCAGTAGAACGTCATGATAAGATTGTAAAGCATCTTATTGATGAGGGTTATGCTGAGAATGCAGAATCTGCAGATAGTATTATAATGGGTATGAGTGAAGAATGGTACGAACAAATTATTGACTAATGAAAAATTTATTGAGGAAGCAGCTTTAAAAAGATGCCCTCCTGGAAAATATTATGATGGAAATAAATGTGCAGTTCCACCTCGTGGATACCATGTGGGACGTAGAGGATACTTAGAAAATGATGAGGATGAAAACAATGGACAAAATGGAAAGTCATCTAATGGGTCTTCTAATGGCGGCGGTAATGGCAACGGTGGCGGTGGCAACGGTTCAAATGGTGGAAATGGTGGAGGCGAATAATGACATCATCAGGATCAGCATTAGCGAATCAAATAAAGAATAGAAATTTTCTTGCTCCAGTAGGGTTTAAATTTTCCCTATCAAAGTACCCTAAAATTTCATTCTTTTCTAATACTGCAAGAATTCCTGATATTAGTTTAGGAACTGCAATAGAATCAACTTACCTTAAGGATATTGATATTCCTGGTGAGAAACTTACTTATGGAGAATTGAATGTAAGATTCTTAGTTGATGAGAATCTTGAGAATTATATGAAAATTCATAATTGGTTAACTGGATTAGGATTTCCAGATTCAGCACAACAATTTATTACTCAAACTACTAATGATAATGGGCAGAGAGATTTAAGAGAACAATATAGTGATGGTGCACTTCATATTTTAAACAGCAATTATAATGATATTGCTGTTGTAAAATTCAAAGATTTATTTCCAGTTTACTTGACATCTTTGGAATTTGATGCTACAGAGAGTGATGTAAATTACTTTACAGCAGATGTTACTTTCAAGTATACTATCTACGATATAGTCAGTCCAACTGGCAAAAAACTATGATATAATTATATTATTGGTTAATTAAATTATGAACCTTGAGAAAATTCAGGAAATGTGGGAGCGTGATGCTGTCATTGATCCTGATAACCTACATGATGAATCTTTAAAAATTCCACAATTACATTCAAAGTATTATACGGTTTATAATACTGTTACTCTTTTGCGTGAGAAAGCAAGAGATTCTTATAATAGAGTAAAGTTAGATAGGTATAATTTCTATACAGGAAAGGCAACAGCAGAGGTATATGCTGAAGAACCATTTCCGTATAAGGTTAGAGAGAAAGATGCAATACAGAGGCATTTAGATGCTGATGAGAAATTAACCAAGTTAGATTTGAAGATAAGATATTATGATGCTACTTTAAAATTTTTAGAAGAGATAATTAAAAACGTTTCTAATAGAACATTCCAAATTAAGAATGCAATAGAATGGAATAGATTTCAGGCAGGTATGTAATATAACTTGACAAAGGGTACTAAATATTTCCAGATGAAGATTATGTCATGTCCCATTTGGTTATATCAAAGAAGAATGAAGTGTATATTCATATAGATGCAGAGATACATATTTATTATGAATTAGCAGATCAGTTTACTTTTGAAGTTCCTGGTGCAACTTTTTCACCAGCGTATAAAAAGAAATTTTGGGACGGAAAGATAAGATTATTCAGCACTCAAACAGGTGACATATATGTTGGTTTGTTAGATAGGATAATACAATTTTGTAAAGATCATGGATATACTTACGAATTTAAAGATAGCAAACATTATGGCATTCCCTTCGAGGTAAATGAAGGTATCTCGAAAGAGGGTGTCAAAGATTATATGACTGCTATCTCCAAATATGCTCCCAGAGAGTATCAGATAGAGGGAGTATACGATGCCTTAAGACATAATAGAAAGTTATTGATATCTCCAACTGCATCAGGAAAGTCTCTGATGATATATTCGATTGTGAGATATTTTGTTGAGAACAAGAAAAATACTCTGATAGTCGTTCCGACGACTTCGCTTGTAGAGCAGATGTATAAAGATTTCGCAGATTATGGGTGGGACGTTGGTTCATATTGCCACAAGATATACGCAGGAAAAGAAAGAGAGACGGACTCTCAAGTCATTATTACTACCTGGCAATCAATCTACAAACTTCCCCGAAAATATTTTGAGAGATTCTCTGTTGTGGTTGGGGATGAAGCTCACCAGTTTAAATCAAAATCACTTATATCTATAATGACAAAACTTGCGGATGCTAAGTATCGTTATGGTTTCACAGGAACTCTTGATGGAACTCAGACACATAAGTGGGTTCTTGAGGGATTATTTGGACCTTCCTATAAAATCATAAAAACTGACGAGTTAATGAAGAAAGGGCATCTTGCTAAACTAGATATCAATGTGCTTCTATTGAAACACCCACCGAATAAATTTGAAACCTTTGAAGATGAAGTAAAATATATTATCGGACATACACGTAGAAATAACTTTATTAAAAATCTTGCTTTAGATTTAAAAGGTAATACTTTAATACTCTATGCCAGAGTAGAAGGACATGGTGTACCGCTATATGAATTAATAAATAATAATAACACTATTGAAAATCGTAATGTCTTTTTTATTCATGGTGGAGTGGACACCGAAGACCGAGAGAAAGTTCGAGAAATCACTGAGCAGGAGAATAATGCGATTATCGTTGCATCCTACGGAACCTTCTCGACTGGGATTAACATCAAGAATCTACACAATGTAATTTTTGCATCACCATCTAAATCAAGAATAAGAAATCTTCAATCAATCGGGAGGGTACTTAGAAAAGGAAACAAAAAAACTAGTGCAACTTTATATGATATTGCTGATGATATTAGTTATAAGTCTAGACGAAATTATACATTAAACCATTTAATCGAAAGAATCAAAGTCTACAATGAAGAAAATTTCAATTATGACATAGTAAATATACCACTTAAGGGATAATGGGAGAAGAATTTTATAGTACAATAAAATTAGTATCAGGCGAAGAAATCTTTGCCTTAGTTTCTGTAGATCATGATGATACTAATAAAGATCCCATTATAGTTCTTCAAAATCCTTTAGTCATGAAAATGATAACAAATAAAAATGGTATAGGTGGTATGGTTAAAGTTAGAAAATGGATAGAATTTTCTGATGATGATATGTTTGTAATAAGTTATGATAAAATATTAACAATGTCTGAATGTAAAGATGATAAAATTATTGCGATTTACAATAATTATATTTCAGATGAACTTCAAGATAATATTGATTTATATAAAACTCAAGGGAAAGTCAAATTGACAAATAAAATGGGATATGTTTCTTCAGTAGAAGATGCTCGTAAAAAATTTGAAGTATTATTTAAGATAAATCAAGAACCTAAAGAAAACTAATACCTTCTCTATAAACCCCAACAGAGTTATTCTACTGATATTTGATAACCTTGTCAAGCCCCAAAAGTATGCTATAATATAATATATGTTAAGACGGGAACAACAATGCTATGCCAAAGAAAAAATCAGAACACTACGTTAATAATAAACAACTGCTAGAAGCATTAATTGTTT